AAAGAAGGAACGGGCGCGCATGTACTACATGAACGGCGACACGCAGAAGCTGATAGCCGAGAAAACGGGCGTCAGCGAACAGACCATCGGACGCTGGGCCGAAAAAGACGCATGGCCCGCCAAACGAGCCGGCATGAACATTACCCGGCCGGAACTGGTCAACAAATCGCTTGCCGCCCTGAACAAAATACTGGATCAGGTTTATGAAAGCAACGACATGGAACTGATTTCGGCATTGCCGGATAAACTGGTAAAGTTCGCGGCAGCCATCGAAAAATTAGACAAAAAAAGCAACATAGTCGGCGTTATGGATGCCTTTATGTCTTTTACAAGGTGGATACAGCAACGCGCCGCCTTCGACCGTGAAATAACGCCGGATTTCATCCGGACGCTCAATAAATACCAGGATATGTATGTAAACGAACATATTAATATATAAGTTATGGGTAGAGATATTTTAACAGAATTGGACGAACTGACGAATGAAGTGGAAGATATCCGGTCGGTCATCGAAAAATCGGAAACATTCCGCAAGTTCGGCGAGTGGATTCATCAGCGCCGCGGCGAAAGCAACATTGTCTGCGAAATCAACCGCTATCGCGACTTGCTTTCCGTTGACCCGGAAGGGACGATCATTAAAGCCGACAATCTGCTTCAAGTGAGGTATGTTGACGGAAAGAAAGGAAAAAAGAAAGACAAATGAACCCGATGAATCCGACATTAAGGAAAAGTCTTGAACTGTGGAACAAGCACATCGAGGACGTTGAAAAATTTACGACCGTAGATGAGACCGAATCCAAAGAAGCGCAGCGGGATCGCATCCGGCGCGCAAGGAAAGACTACGCCTTTTTTGTCGAGTATTATTTCCCGCACTGGTGTACCGGAACGGACGGAAAAATCATTCCAAGCGCAAAATTTCATATCGAGGCCGCAAACAGAATCAGAGAAAACAGGACGCTGAAAGCCGTATTCAAATGGGCGAGGGGACACGCAAAAAGCACCCACATCGGCGTATTTATCCCCATGTGGATGATGGCGCAGGAACAGCGGGAAATTAATGTCATGGTGCTGGTTGGAAAATCGCAGGACTCGGCCAATACGCTGCTTTCGGACGTACAGGCGGAATTGCAATACAATCGGCGGTTTATTCACGACTTCGGAGAGCAGTACAATGCCGGCCACTGGGTTTTCGGAGAGTTTGTAACCAAAAGCGGAGTGGCTTTCTACGCCCGCGGGCGCGGGCAATCGCCGCGCGGGCTCCGCTACCGGGACAAACGGCCCGATTACATCGTCATTGACGATTTGGACGACGACGAACTGTGCCTGAAAAAGGAGCGTGTCGATAAACTGACAAAGTGGGTAAAGGAAGCGCTGTTCGGTTCGTTCGGAGCAGAAGGCGGCAGGTTTATCATGGTAGGAAACCTGATAAGCAAACAGAGCGTACTGGCCAATATCGAAGCCTCCGAAGACATGTTCGTTACACAGGTAAACGTAAGGGACAAACACGGAAAGCCTTCCTGGCCCGAACTGTGGACTGAACAGCGCATCGCAGAGAAGGAGAACTTCATGGGCTTCGCTTCTTTCCAGAAGGAATACATGAACAATCCGATTACCGAAGGCACGGTTTTTTCGGAAATTACTTACGGAAAAATTCCGCCGCTCGACCGGTTCCGCTTCCTGATCGGGTATGGAGACCCCGCGCCGTCGAATGCCAAAGACGGAAAAGGTTCGTTCAAGTCGCTTTTCCTGGTCGGCTGTTGCGAAGGAATATACTACGTCATCAAAGGCTTCATAGACCACACGACGAATGCCGAATTTGTGGACTGGTATTACGCTCTGCGGGATTATGCGGCAGACAAGACGCAACTCTATTATTATCTTGAAAACAACACTTTGCAGAATCCGTTCTACGAACAGGTATTTGTTCCGCTTTTTTTCGAGCAGTCCAAAACAAAGGGTTTTATCGGAATTACGCCGGACGAGCGGAAAAAGCCGGACAAATTCTCCCGGATAGAAGGCAATCTTGAACCCCTTAATCGACTTGGCAAACTTATTTTTAACGAAAAGGAAAAAGAAAATCCGAACATGAAACGCCTGGCGGAACAGTTCCTCCTGCTCAATCCGCAAATGAAATCGCCTGCCGACGGCCCCGACTGCATTGAGGGAGGCGTTTGGATAGTCAATCAAAAAATGGCTTCCATTGCCGACGGCGCTTTTGCATTTGGAAACAACAGGAATAATTCAAAAAGATTTTAAACACTAAACATAATGATGCTTAAAAAACTGTTTTACAAAATAAAAATATCTTTCCTTGAGGGCTGCCTGCGACTGAAAGGCGGAAAACTGTTCTTGAATCCGGCCGTAAAAAAAGCAAAACGCCTGAACAAAAAAGACGGCCTTCGATACCGCGTCTTTTTCTTCAAGGGAAAATACTATGTATGCAACCGTACCGAGACAAGAAGGCTGATGAAGGACGGATTCCTGCGCCGGGTAAAATTGGAACGGGATTTGGATAAAATATGTTTTTTCGACACGGCTAAAAATACATAACGCTTATGTTTGTAACAGTAGAAGAAATAAAAACGCATCTGTACGGCGAGCAGATATCCGCCATCAGCGGAACGGACGATACAATCCTCCTGGCTGCCGTAGATGCCGCAATAAGCGAAGCGCGCGGTTATCTTGCCGGCTACAACCGTGATGCCGTCTTTTCGGCGGAAGGAAGCGAGAGAAACGCTCTGTTGCTTGTATTTGTCAAAGATATTGCCGTATGGCACTACATCAATCTTTGCAATGCGGGAACGGAACTGGAACTGCGCCTGAAGCGCTATGAGCGGGCCGTCGCATGGCTGAAGGGCGTGCAAAAGGGAGACATCTCTCCGGACTTGCCGGGTTCGGACAGTGCCGGCGGAGAAGGAATCGTTTCGCCGGTTATTTTCGGCAGTAATCCCAAACGGGAACAACATTATTAAATTTCACGACTATGGCAAAAAAAACGGCATTACAACCGGTAATAAATCAGATCGTCATCAAGGCGCCGGGGCGCGGAATAAACGATATAGGCAAATGGCGGTCTGCAATCCAAAGCGCCGACTCCGGAAGGCCGAAAGCGCTGTTTGATTTGTATGAAGACCTGCTGCTCGACGGCGTTCTCCATGACGCCTGCGACAAGAGAATCCTTGCGGTTACAAACGCAGAACTGACGTTCCGGGATGAAAAGGGAAACGATGTTCCGGAGATGACGGATATTATTGATTCAATCGGCTTCGAAGAACTTGAAAAAATCATCCTGAAATCCAAGTTTTGGGGCAGAAGCGCAGCGGAATTCGACATTGCGTCCGATCTGTTCAACGTACATGAAATCCCGCCCAAACACATCAACCTTGATAAAAAGGTTATCCTGATCAATGAAGCCGACGAAACCGGCATCGGCTACGAAACAGACAGGCGCCTGCTTGTCTTCAGCGCCGGAAAACGGGACATGGGGCTGTTCATCCGGACGGCGCCGCTCGTCATTTACAAGCGGGGCGGGTTTGGAGATTACGCCCAGTGGCTCGAAATATTCGGAATGCCGCAAAGAATTGGAAAATATTCCGGTTTCGACCAGGAAAGCCGCAGGCTGCTTGTGGATGCGCTCGAAAAAGCGGGTTCGGCGCCATATGTCGTTATTCCAAAAGAGAGCGATGTCGAAACGGTTGAGAATACCGGCAACGGAAGCAGCGGGATTTCATACAACGATTTCCGAAAAGCCTGCAACGAAGAACTCTTGATTACCGTTCTCGGACAGACGCTCACAACCGTTCAGGGAGAAAACGGCGCCCGCTCGCTCGGCGAAGTGCACCGGGCGGTTGAAGACGCCAAGCATCAATCCGACATGCGGTATGTTCAGAGAACGCTGAACACGCTCGTTCTTCCCGTCCTTGAGTCCGCAGGATTTCCGGTTGCAGGCGGAAAGTTTGTTTTCCCGAAATCGGCGGAACCGCTTTCGGTGGCCGATCTTGTCCAACTCTCAAACATCATCCGCATACCCGCGCGATTCGTTCACGAAAAATATGCCATCCCGGTACCGGAAGATGACGAAGAAATCGCGCGAGCCGAAAGCGCGGAAGCGTTTCCAATCGAAGACGCGGCGGAAGCCGAACCGCCCAAACAAAAACTTTCCGACCGCGCGAAAAGTTTTTTCGCATGCGCCCCGGCAAAAGCGACCGGGGCTATCGGAAACTTCACGACGAAATTAATCGACAATATAACCGGAACGATTAATCTCGCCGAAAAAGGAGAGAAGCCCTTCCGCATCAATATCGCCCCGCTGTTTGAAAAGGCGCTCCGAGAAATCTATCAGGGAACCGGCAAGGAACGGCATGTCAACCGCTACCTGTTTGAAATCAGCAACAATGCCTTCCTGCAAGGCGTCTCCCGAGAGTTCAAAGGAGCCGGCATGGAATTCGGGCGGAAAAATCAATCCTTTATTAACGAATTCAAATACAATACCGCCGTTTTCTCCGCTTTCAAAAATCACCGGCAGACGGAAGAAATTGTCGGGCTGCTGACCGATCCGGACGGAAACCTGCGGCCGTATTCAGAATTCAGAAAACAGGCGCTTGAAGTCAGCAGGGATTATAACAAAAACTGGTTGAGAACGGAATACAACACGGCCGTCAGGGCGGCGCGGCAGGCGGTTAACTACCGCAAATTCCTCGAAACAAAACGCCTCTATCCCAATCTCGAATACATCAAATCGACAGCGGCGCATCCGCGTGAAAAACATTTGGACTGGGTAGGAACCATACTGCCGATTGAACATCCCTGGTGGGACGATCACATGCCGCCTTCGGACTGGAACTGCCGGTGTTCGGTCAGGCAAACCGACAAACCGGAAACGCCGGTACCGGAAGGTGACAGCCTGCCCGTATTCAGAAACAATCCGGGAAAAACAGCCGAACCTGTCAACATCAAGGAAACGGCATACTACAAGCATACGGACGACAAAAAAGCCGTATTGATGGAAGCAAGCCGATTGGTTCAAAGAGAATCTCAAAACTGGGCAAAAGAAAACCTGAAAGGGAAAAACGTAAAGCATAAGGAATTGAAAAATAAAATCAATTTTTCCATGCACGGAGTAAAAGAGTATCTCAATCAGCCGCATGAATTTTACGATATTAAAAACATGATGCTGAAAGACATCAAAAATATTTTAAAAAACTCGGAATACAAAGGCGTAACCCATCACAAGGGAAGAATGTCGCATATCTTCGAGATTGAAATAAAAGAAAAGAAAAACTATCTGATTGCCAACGAAAACGATAACGGCGAAATTTTTCTTTACAGCATTACCGACAGTGATAAAATATTGAGTGGAATAAAAAAGTAAAACCGGCTAACAGAATTCACGGAACTGCAATCCGCGCGTCCTCTTAACCGGCCTACGGCGCAAAGATAGAATTTAAATTTCATATAAACAAAGATTAAACGGTAAAAAAATGGATTTTAACGCTTTTGAACGGCAATTAAACGAAAAGATGACGGAAATAAACGCTTTCGTCAGCGAAGACGTGCCGGACATCATCGGCGTGGAAGCCGTTAATTATTTCAAGGAGTCGTTCGACAGGGAATCGTTTGACGGCAACCCGTGGAAAGATGTCGAGCGGCGGAATCCGGAGTCCCCATGGTACGGATTTTCACATCTCTCGAATAAAAACTTTTCCGAAGCCCGCACAACGGCCAAAATACTCTCCGGAGAAACCGGCGAACTTCGAAACGCAATCACATACGTCAAAGCCCCCGGAGCGGTTACCATCCTGAACGAAAAGCCATACGCGGAAGTTCACAACTACGGATTGCCGGCAAAAATATTCGGCAAAAAATCATTTGTAATGCCGAAACGCACGTTTATGGCGCACTCCGAAGAATTGCAGAAAAATATAGAAGACAAGATGACAGGAGAACTGATTAATATCATAAAAAAATGAAAACAATCTACACGGCCGTAATGGCTCAACTCAAGGAAGAAGTGCCGGCGCTCAAATGGATCGACCTTGACGCCGGACAGATAGACAGGCAGACGGAACGTCCCGCGGTCGCTTTCCCCTGCGCCGTGACGGGAATTGCAGTAAACAACTGCGAAGACCTGTACGGGCGGGCGCAGTTATGCCGGGCAACCGTCAGCGTCCGGATCGCCCAAAATCCGCCGACAGGCCGGACTAATTCGGAAGCCGGCGGCAATGTCCGGGAATCCGCGCTGGAACGTTATGATTTGATTGATGAAGTTTTCAAAGCCCTGCAAGGATTCGGAGGGCCGGAATTCAACCCGCTTTCGCGGATGAGGCAAACAATAGAGCGGAGAACGGACGGACTGTTTGTCTGCCGGATGGAGTTTGCAACCGAATTCAAAGATTTAACGGCAGAAGAGGAAGATTAAAAAAGCCCCGAAGTCGGGGCTTTTATATCATGTGCAGATTGATCTGATTTGATCTTCATCGGGTATCATGTTGTCGAGCAGATTGAGAAGATAATAAAAATTGTTGCCGGTTTTCATACCCTCATCCATGGAATACAGCGCCTGAATTATATCGCTTACTGCCATTCGCCATTCCGTCATATCTCCATAAGGCACTTCTACCGTGTACGATTTTTTATTAAAGGTTACCATCGCCTGCCTCCTTTCTGTTCTCGCAGTCAACGAGATTTAAGATTTCAAAGCCTGCCGTGAGCAAACTCTCATTGATTTTCCGAACGCTGCCGAGCATTGCCTTTTCTTTCTTCGGCAGTTTCTTACCGTAATGGTAAAACCACTCCTGCATATTGCGCAACTGACGGCTGAACTGTACAAAATCTGTTTTCATAATCAATGCCCTCCCATTAACTGTTCGACAATCTCGTTGCGCAGTTCCGCATCACTGATGCGGTGTGTGAGAGTCAAAAGGCGGATAAGCCTTTCGGAAGTCAACCGGTTGTGGTTGCGTTTTTTCGGCAGGGATTTTGCGGGTACAAGTACTGCGCCCTGTCGTGCCAGTTCGTCAACCTTAATAATTAACTCCTCCGCCCAGTCACGGAACAGGCGAGCACGTTCGCTACGCATTGCAAAACCAAGCCGGACGATGCCGCGCTTGGTCCATAAGATAGCATTGTGAGCGCAGCGCAAATGCGCCGGCAATTCGCTATAACAAATTGTTATAGCAGTTACATAGTGCTTGCCCTCAATCAATTCACTACTCAATCTTGTCTTGTTAAGCAGTATGGCATACGGGCTTGTTCCATAACCATTCGCTACCTCTTTGGTAGTCATTAAATACTCGTGTTGCACATTCGGCAGCACATTTACCGTTACGCCTTCGCATACCGTCATCGGCAGTAAGGTGCCAGCTTCATTCTTTTGGTTTCGCATCTTAAAAGAATTAAACAATTAATAAAAAAGAAGCCCGTGTGCTGCGAAACCACAACATACACGGGGCATGAAGAATTACCTCACCAAAGAGGCTCACACGGGCTAAATTATTACTTTCTTGATTTTTGCCCTGTTGATATGAATATGGTTTCGCGAGGGCAAAGATATGAATAAATTTTTAATCGGCAAACCGGTTTTGTTAAAAAAAATGATTTGTTGGTTTTCATGACTCAATTTTCCTCCAGTGGGAAACTTTTAAACATATTCTAAATTCATTCGTAATTGCTGAAAATTCGCAAATTGAATATTCATATTTTCCAATATAACCTTCATCTTCCTCGCTTGCGTTGCCTCGCACAATTACAAAATTTTCAGGTTCCGGCAGCCTGTCTTCCACACTTACCCACTCCACAAGCGGGGAGAGTTCGGCGTACATGGCGGCGGAACCCGCCCGAAATGCTTTGACTTGAATTGAGCCTACTAAATTGCGCTCATATTCCTGCCAGTTTTCCGTATCTGCTTTTGCAAATTCCTGCGCCGCTTCCTGCATTTTTTCTTTGAGTTCGGTGTTCATATTTATTTCAATATTAATGTTATTCATCAACTATATAATAGTCAATCTCTTTTGTAGCAATCTGCGCCTCATACAGTTCCGCTCTCGTTGGAGTTACAATTACCGTTACGTGCGGATGATGATTCTCGCACAAATACTTAATTAATGGACGTGCGGCAATTTCAAATTCAGTTATTTTTTCTTTGAGTTTTGTGTTCATATTGTTTAGTTTTTAAAACGGCAGTTTTTCATCGGGCCTCAAGTCCTCAATGTTGTATTTTACCCTCTCGATTGATTTCAACGTTACGAGAACGTAGGCCTTATGCCCATATAGTTCCGTCAATCTCTTGGCTTCTGTTTCCGCCGCCTGCAGTGATTCGTGTTTATAAGCGGGCGTTTGTTGGTTTTCCAGATAAACCATGTAAAATGTTGTTCTCATAATTTGTCTATTTTTGTCTAAAATTTAGTTGTTTATACCTAATCTGTTCTTTATTTTTACCTGTAAGTTCCGGATACGATTTAAATCGGCGTGCATTTAACGGCTATTTTGGGGGGCATGATTATTCAAATAATTTAAATTGACACTTGTTTTCATTTTCTTCCCTGTCCAAAACTTCAAGTTCCCGTTTGGCATTGCGGCACATGTAAGCGCAAAACGTCGAGTAATTGATGAAATACCGCTTTTGAATTTTATTCCTGAAAGTCCACCGCTGTGAAACGCCGAGTTTCTTGTCAGCCCATACAATATTCTGAATCTCGATGATCTTCAACAGTAAATTACGTTTGTTATATGCCATGTTATCGGTAAATTAAATTATGTAAAATCAAACGCCGACATCGAAAGCGGCAACGTTTTTTCCTTCCCCCGTTCATCCTTATGCCTCACTTCGATAAACTGACAGGACGGAGCCGGACGGTAAGCGTCCTTAATGATTTGCAGGCCGTCGATAAATTCCGCGTTTTTGGATTTAACCGCTAATTTTTCAAGTTCAAGAACCTTGTTCGCTTTCAAGTTCCCCTTGCGGTCTTTGGCGAGCAGATTCATCACCGTTTCGACCAGATTTGCGCTGTTTTCATCCCTAGCGAGCGTTTTAAGATATTCCCTCACCTTTGCGATGCCGACTTCGACGGTGTCGTCCCAGCCTTCATAAACCCGGTTGCCGAGTTTAATCTGTATTGTTCCGTCTTCGGTGGTAAAAGTGTCCGTCTGCCGGTCTGACTTTACTTTGAATAAATCATCCTTCATCTTGATGATTGTATCGAAACGGTCGAAAACGATGTTTTTTAAAGCGGCCATGTCTTCGGACAATTTTTGAAGGTCTCTGAAAGTCCTGCGCATCGTTTCGTCTTTCAGATCCTTGAACGCCTGCCGTTCCTGAAGCACGCGGTTTTTTTCCGCTTCTTCCTCCTGTTTTAAATCGGCGAAAAGCCTTTGCTTTTCTTCTGCCGATAATGCCGTTAAATCAATTTTGTTCATAATTTTTTATTGTTAATTTGTTATCGGTTTTTTTACCGCTTAATCTTTTTAGACATTGAATACCATAAATTGATCATGGAGTCGCCGGTTTGAAGCAAATCCTTAAAGGAATTAATCCCGTGAATGACGGTTGCGTGATTCCTGCCGGAAAGCCGGGATATATCCGATATCCTGAATCCGTTTTCCTGCAAAACAAGGAAATACAGGTGCCGGGCATCGCTGATCCGCCGTTTCCGGTTTCTCCCCAAAATATCTTCCTCGCTTACGCCTGTTATTTTTGCAATTTCCGTAATCATGTCAGTTCCGAATCGCCAAAAGTTCAATCTGTTCAGCCGTCATGCATTCAACCGCTTCCAAGTCTTTGCGCTTCCTGTTAAAAGCCGAGTAAAGACTTCGCAGTTGCTCAAGAGGAATATCGTTAAAGTTCTCCCTTTTCGCCGCACGGCAGGCAATGCCCTTGATTTTCGGCAGGTTTTCCGGCAGGTTCATTGCACGCAGCCAGGCGCCGATGGAAGCCATCAGGCGCTTGCGGCATTTATCCAGTTCATTCAGTTTCGGCTTCAACTCCCTGTCAAGCGCGTCGCATTCGTCAATCAACTGCCCGACGCTTAATTCGGTTGTGTGAGCCGCGCCCAACCGCCACAATATGGCTTCCTTCCGTTCCGCTCCGCCGCCTACCTTGCCGATAAGCGTGTGAAACTTTTTTATATACCGCTTCTTTTCGGTTTCAATCAGTGTCTGCATAATTTCTTTTTGTTTTTAGTAAAATTCATTTAAATTCGTGATACTTAATTGCTTCTTCTTTCCATATATCCAAATAACCCTTTTTCCCTATTGAGCGCCCGCGGCTAAACGCCCGGTACCCTTCGACAAAAATCTTTTGGTTAGCCATAAAAAGTACATCTTTTCCGATATTTTTCCTTGGCTCCTTCCCCTCCGCCCACCCGGTGAAAACAAACAGTTTTCCGGGATGTTCGCCCGTAAGTTTTACAATCTGTTCGATGCGCCTGAATTCCGATACATCAAGACTGTCTATTACTACAATCTTCGGACTTCTTGCATCGGAAAGCCTGTCTTTCAATTCCTTCGAACTGTCCAAACAAACCTGGACGCGATTGTTTACCCCAAGAAGTCCGAGCCTTTTAATACCCTCCTGAAGAGATAAACTGCGGTCTCCTTCCTCGTAAGATTCAAACAATACTTTTCCAAAATTCGACAGTTGTTTTATCAGCATCAAAAGGAAAGATGTCTTTCCGTGTCCGGATGCTCCGTATATATACCAAATACCCGTCCGCTGCGGTGTTCCAAACGCCTCAAACCATTCTCCGGCAAATTCAAAAACAGGAACTCTGGCGTCAATGATATTTTTTATTGTCAAACCTCTCTTCACTTCCGGTTATTTCGATTTTAAACACCGTTTAAGCGCCTCTCAAGCCCGAACGGGCATGTTTAGAAGTCTGCGTACAAAATCTTCCGAAACAGGTTCTCCGGTGCGATCCGATTCCCGAAGCGCCGGAACCAAAACATCATGCAACTCGCCGTAATTCTCACATTCTTTCTGCAGAAATTTACACAAACCTCTATTGTCGATGTCTTTCAGAAACAAGCCGTACTTCCTGTCAATCGCGGACAAATACCTTATCCCGAATTTAATGCGTCTGTACA